ATTAAAAAAGATGATACTTTTAATCCACCTAAAGATCAAAGAGCAAGGTTTGAAAAAGTAGCTCAAGCTAGAGAAACAATATATGAGGGTGTTATGGTTTTAGGAACAGATAAGTTGCTAAAATGGGAGAAAGCCACTAATATGGTTAGACCTGACTCTAACACTAACAATGTTATGATGAATTACGTTGTTAGTGCTCCAAGAATGTACAAAGGCAAAATTGAAAGTTTAGTTAGCCGTATGGTTACTTATGCAGACCTTATACAATTAACACATTTAAAATTACAACAAACAATTCAAAGAATGACACCTTCTGGCGTTTATTTAGACGCTGACGGTTTAGCTGAAATTGATTTAGGTAACGGTACTAATTATAATCCACAAGAAGCGCTTAATATGTACTTCCAAACAGGTTCTGTTATAGGAAGGTCAATGACTGTCGATGGTGAAATGAATCCTGGTAAAGTACCGATTCAAGAATTACCCGGAGGTGGTGGGCAACAAACCCAACTACTTATACAAGCATATAATTATTATTTACAAATGATGCGTGACGTTACAGGTCTTAACGAAGCACGTGACGGAAGTGATCCGGATGCTTATGCGTTGGTAGGGGTGCAAAAGTTAGCGGCTGCAAATTCTAACACAGCAACAAGACACATACTGCATAGTTCTTTGTATATAACAGCCGAGTTAGCTGAAGCTATTTCAATAAGAATAAAAGATGTTCTTGAATTTCACCCACAAAGAGAAGCTTTTATAGGGTCTATAGGCAGATTTAGCGTAGGGGCTTTACAAGAAGTGAACAATTTATATTTGCATGATTTTGGTATATTTTTAGAACTAGATCCTGATGAAGACGAAAAACAGTTAGTTGAACAAAATATTCAAATGGCATTAGCTAAAGATCAAATACAATTAGAAGACGTAATTGATATTAGACGTGTAAAAAATATAAAATTAGCAAATGAACTTTTAAAATATAGAAGAAGTAAAAAAATACAAAAAGATCAAGAAAGAGCAGAGCGAAACATTGCTGCTCAATCAGAAGCTAATGCAAAGGCGGCACAGGCGGCGGAAATGGCAAAAGCACAAGCTGAACAAATAAAAGCACAAGCAAAAGTTCAATTAGCTGAAGCTCAAACAAATTTTGACATAAAAAAGCTAGAGCACGAAGCAATAACAAAACGAGAGCTTATGCAATATGAGTTTGATTTAAATATGAAACTAAAGGAAATGGAGCTTGACGCTAAAAAAGAAATAGATTTCCAAAAACCGCCATCTAACCCAGAACCTAAAAAAGGATTTGAGTCTAGCGGGAATGATGTTTTAGGCGGTATTGATTTAAGCGGATTTGAACCTAGATAAAAAATTATTAACTATTATATATTATTAAATTATGAGTGAATGGAAAATTAAAGGTGCTGTTGATAGCGAAGAAACTAAATCAGCACAAGAGCAAGAACAAGCTGTACTTGACAAAGCTGTTGAAAAAGGTGATATTGCACCAGAAGCAGCTGGACAAGAAACAGATGATGTACCTAAAATTAACTTAGACGAACTAAACAAAACAGAAGATGCCGTTCAAGAGCGAAAAACAGAGGAGGTTTCTGTGGAAAATGAAACCGGAGATAGCGAAGAAGTGGTCGAAAAAGTACAAGAGCAAGACGAAGCCGAAGAAACTAAAGACGAAAACTCGCCGCTCGAGCTCATCACTGAAGAGGAAGTTGAAGAGGTAAAAGTAGAAAAACCTAAAGTTGATGAAAACGCAGCTAAGGTTAATGAACAACCTCAGCAGCCACAAGTTGAATTACCAGAAAACGTTGATAAGCTTTTAACGTTTATGGAAGAAACTGGCGGTACTTTAGAAGACTATGTTAATTTAAATCGTGATATTTCAGCCTATGATGATGGTCAAGTATTACGTGAATATTATAAACAAGCAAAACCCTGGGACAGTCAAGAAATCAACGAATACATGGAAGATAATTTTTCATTCGATGAAGACGACGACCCTAGAGAAATACGTTCAAAGAAAAGAGCGTTTAAAGAAGAATTATTTAATGCAAGAAAGTTCTTAGAAGGAAACAAAGAGAAATATTATGCTGATCTCAAGTTGAGAAAGCAACAAGATATTCCTCAGGAGTACCAAGAGGCTTTCAAGTATTATAATGAATATCAACAGAGTGTTGAATTGAATAAACAACAAACTGAAACTTTTTTACAAAAAACAGATAATGTGTTTGGTGAAACTTTTAAAGGTTTTGATTTCCAGGTTGGAGACAATAAATACCGTTATAAAGTTAATAATGTTGCAGATACAAAAACGCAACAGTCAGACATTAACAATTTTGTTTCAAAGTTTATAGGTGATGATGGACAACTTAGTGATGCTAAGGGATACCATAAAGCTTTGTTTGCAGCAAGAAACGCTGACAAACTAGCAGAACATTTTTATGAGCAAGGCCGTGCCGATGCTCTTCGCACATCCGCTAAGGAAGCTAAAAATATTAATATGGATCCTAGAAAAGAAGGCGTTATTAAAACCAGCACCGGACAGAAGTTTAAAGTTGTTACAGGAGATTCAAGCTCTAAACTGAGAATGAAACTAAGAAAATAACTTAAAAATTTATTACAATGGCTTTAACAACTGGCATTGAAAACTTACAACCCTCACAAACTAAAGGGTCTTTATTTCAAAACAATTACATTACAGACTTTGATTTTACAAAGCAATTTTTACCTGATGTATACGAAAAAGAAGCTGAGATTTACGGAAATCGTTCTATCTCTTCTTTCTTACGTATGGTATCAGCTGAAATGCCTTCTACATCTGACGAAATTCGTTGGGTAGAGCAAGGGCGTTTACACACTCGTTACGAAGATGTTGCTATTTCTGGTAACGTATTCACAGTTACTCTACCGGCTGGCGTAGATACAGCTTCTGCCCCTGCTATTCGTGTAGGACAAACAGTTATGGTACAAGGTGTTACTGCTGCTAACGCCCCTACTGGAATAGTACTTAAGGGTGTTGTTACTGTAGCAGGTGCTAATACAGGTACATCTACAGGGACTTTTACAGCTGTATGTTATACCGCTGCTGACTGGACTGGATTAACTCTAACCAACGGAGCTACAGTTGTAGTTTATGGTTCTGAGTTTGCTAAAGGTTCTGCTGGAATGGCTGGTTCTATTGATGCTGACTACAGCTCTTACACCAACAAGCCTATTATCTTAAAAGATAACTACCAAATCAACGGATCTGACACTGCTCAGATTGGATGGATTGAAGTTACTTCTGAAAATGGAGCTTCTGGATATTTATGGTACTTAAAGTCTGAGCACGAAACTCGCTTAAGATTTGAAGATTACCTAGAAATGTCTATGGTTGAGTCTGTTAAGAAAGCGGCTGGATCTACTTTAGGAGCTGGATATACTGGCTCTGAAGGATTCTTTGCAGCTTTAGAGGCTAGAGGAAATGTGTTTGAAGATTTATCTTCTGATGCTGATCTTTCTGACTTCGACGTTATCTTAAAGCAATTAGATAAAAACGGGGCTATCGAAGAAAACATGATTTATGCTAACCGTGCATTATCTTTATCTATTGATGATGGACTAGCTTCTAAAAATTCTTATGGAACTGGTGGTACTTCTTACGGAGTATTTAACAATTCTGAAGATATGGCATTAAATTTAGGATTTAGCGGTTTCCGTAGAGGATCTTATGATTTCTACAAAACTGACTGGAAATACTTAAATGATTTCGCTACACGCGGAGGATTTGGAGATGTTGAAGGAGCTATTATTCCTGCTGGTACTTCTACTGTGTACGATCAAGATCTTGGTAAAAATATCAAGCGTCCATTCTTACACGTACGTTACCGTTCTTCTGAAACAGATGACAGAAAAATGAAAACTTGGATTACAGGATCTGTTGGAGGTGCTTATACTTCTGACGTTGACGAAATGAAAGTTAACTTCTTATCTGAAAGATGTTTGATTACGCAAGGAGCCAACAACTTCTTCTTGTTGAAAAAAGCTTAATAGCTTATAATTAATATAGCCCCTGCTTCGGCGGGGGTTATTTTATCTTATTAAATTATATTATGAAAAATTGGGAAATTAAAGACAGAACATATGTCTTAAAAAACGGATTGTCTCCGTTAACTTATAAAATAAAAAGCTCAAACATTATTTGGTTTGACGAAAAAGAAGGCGTAAATAAAGAAATTAGATACGCTACTAATCAAAAGTCTTTATTTGTAGACGAACAAGATGGTTTTGCTAAAATGGAGCATATCATATTTGCAGACGGTACATTATACGTTCCTAGAAATAAACCTTTATTACAACAGCTTTTATCTGTTTATCATCCAGGAAAAAATATTAAATACGAGGAGGTTGACTTTGTTAAAGAAGCTGTAGATGAAATTGATTTAATTGAATTAGAGCTAGAAGCTTTAAAATTAGTTCAAGAATTAGATATTGAGCATTTAGAGGCTATATTAAGAACAGAAATAGGCTCTGAGGTTACATCAATGTCTTCTAAAGAAATTAAACGTGATTGTTACATGTTTGCTAAAAACGAACCAAAGCTATTTATAGAGATTGCTAATGACGAAGATATTAAGCTTCGTAATTTAGCTAATCGATGCGTAGAAGCTGGTATAGTTAAACTAACGGATGACAACACAGTATTTAAATGGTCTGCTAATAGTAAGAAAATTATGACGGTACCATTTGATGAACACCCATATGCAGCGTTTGCACGATTCTTAAAAACAGATGAAGGTGTAGACGTTATGAAAGCTATTGAAAAGAAACTTTCATAAAACACTAGGTTATGATTATTCGTTTAGTCATAACCAACTAATAAATAAATAAAACTAATGGTAAGCATAGACAACGTTTATAAAACAGTATTAAACATACTGAATAAAGAAAATAGAGGTTACATAGTACCAAGGGAGTTCAATACTCTAGCTACACAAGCTCAGAATGAAATTTTTGAGGGTTACTTTTCTTTTAGAAACTATGTTGTTTCTAATGATTCTGATTATTCAGATATAAAGAAAAACGTAGAAGAGAAGATAGCTTTATTTGAGAACGAGGAAACAATAAGTGCGGGTACTTTTACTAACGCGGAAGGTAATACAACTTCTAGTTATTATGCTTACCCCGGCAATTTTTATAGACTAGGCTCTGTTGCGGCAAATGCTATACACGCTGA